TTGAGTGATGAGATGTTAAGATATTTTGAGAATAGAAGTGACAATTTCAATAATGGCAAAATAAATTACCGAACTGAAAATGATTTCGCTACGGCAATAACAAAATCAAGTGGTTCAATTGATATAAGTGATAATATAATCAAAATCAAATCAGCCACATCCAAAGGATACGAGGAAGCAAGAGAAGGTGATTCAATCAATTTTAGCGTACCATCTTTAGAAACACGAAGAGGAAGAGTAGGGAAGGGTGTTGCACAAACATTGGATACTGGATGCAATCAAGCGGTGATGGTTGGTGATTATCGTTCAGATGAAGGATTTAGATGGAGAGAAGATGGAAATTCACCAGCAATAATGGCAATGATGAGAGATAAGTGGAGTGAAAAGTTTACTGGAAATAATCCTCCAATAATTAATAAAGATTATAAAATCCGCCGCCTAACACCAAGAGAATGCTTTCGATTGATGGACTTTCCTGATACATTCACTTGGACCGTCTCTGACTCACAAGCATACAAGCAAGCTGGCAACTCAATCGTTGTCAATGTACTTTACAAAATACTTAAAAATTTATTATGAACCAATTCGACAAAATCAAACAACTCATCAAACGAGATAGGCTATCATCTCCAAAGCGAGACCACGAGCTGGTGTATCGCAGAGCATTCCTAATGCACGAGCTGCGATCAACAGGGATGACATTGAAGGAGATTGGCAAGATGTTCAAACGTGACCACGCAACAGTACTGCACTCACTTCGCACACATGAATGGATGACCAGCACCAATGACAAGCTGTACCTGGATTGCATTTCAGAATATCAATTCTTATTGGACCGAGTTGACAGGGAATCAGCAAGAGATTTGGTCACCGATATTCTCAAATGTCAATCATATGCAACCTTTAAAGTCATCAAGAGTAGAATCAAGAGAGGTGTGTATGCAGAGAAGGTCGTGTCGATATGACACATCTCTTATTATACCGAATCTATTAAGACCCTTATTTCTATTTTAAAATTTTTAGTTTTTTTATCGTCACATCGTCACGCTTTTGCTCAAAGTCAATACAGGTAAAGGATAGAGGCGTGACGATACAATTCAAACATCGTCACGAATCGTCACAAATTGCCAAATTTTTGTACATTAGCGTCACGCAAAACAACTATGACATGAAAGTATCAGTATTCAAAAACCTATTTAACAGCAAAGAAACACCCTACAACCTCTCAATCTATGAGGTACACAACCGCATCAAGAACGGAACACCTGACTTGATTCGCAAAATCACCGCAATCCGCTCACTGGAGAAATCAGACCCAGAGCATGACCGCCTCAAGTCATCACTCAATGCAATCATGTTCAATGGCATCTTCACTGAGCGAAATGACAACAGCTTGGTTGAGCACAGTGGATTGTGCATCCTGGACTTCGACCAATATCCAAATACAAAGGTGATGGATGCTGAAAGAAAGCGCCTCATCGATGATGCTCATGTGATGATGGTGTTCACTTCACCATCAGGGAATGGCTTGAAAGCAGTCATCCGTATCCCAAAATGTGATAAGGTTGAACACAAGCGCAGATTCACTGCATTCGGCAAGCACTTCCAATCTGAATACTTCGACCAAAAGAACAGTAACGTGAGTCGAGTATGCTTCGAATCCTATGACCCGAAGATATACTTCAATGAGTTCTGCCAAGAGTTCAATGGTATTGAACACGATCAAGGATTCAACTATACTGAGCGCACACCAACCTGTGTGCTTAACGATGAGGACAAAATCATCAGCCTTATTGAGCGCTTCGACCATGGCTGTGAGTTCGTTGAGGGCAGTCGCAATGAGTTTGTGTTCAAATTGTCAGCTGTCATGTGTGAGTATGGCATCCATAAGGACACCACCGAGCAGTATGTGTGGACCAAGTACTGCCAAGGCTCATCATTCTCAGAGCAAGAGATGGTCACCACCATCAGAAGTGCATACAAGAAAGCCACTTTCGGCATGAAGTACTTCGAGGATAAGGATACATTCCAAAAAATCAAGCAGAAGCTCAAGAGTGGCATCCCTGAGGAGGATATCAAAAAGCAATTGAATGTGCGTGGTGATGTGGTTGAGGATGTCAAGAAAGAAATCAAGACAGGAGATGATATCTTTTGGTCTAAGAATGACAAGGGAACAGTCACCATCGAGCCACTCAAGTACTCTGAGTTCTTGGTCAAGAACGGATTCAACAAGTACTATCCTGAGAACGCAGAGAAACCGACATTTGTCCGGGTAATTGAGAACAAGGTTAGAATCTCAAGCACTGAGCAAATAAAAGATTTCGTTTTGAACTACCTCGCTGAGAAGGGAGAGCTGGATGTGTGGAATCACTGCTCGAAGTTGACCATCCTATTCAATGAATCGTTTCTCAACATGATTGACTCAATTAATATCTTGATGCTCCAGGATACAAAGGATGCTTCATTCATTCCATACAAGAATGGAGTGGCTAAGGTGACCAAGGATGCAGTCGAGTTGATGAGCTACATCGATGTGGATGGATACATTTGGGAGAACCAAATCATACAACGTGACTTCAAGCTGATGTATGAACACAAGAATGACTTTGAAAACTTTGTGAGCAAGGTGGCTGCTGATGATTCTGCTCGCATCTCAGCGCTTGAAACCACTCTCGGGTATCTTATCCATACTTACAAGGATAAAACTGACCAGAAAGCGATTATATTCAACGACCAAGAGATTGATGACAACCCGAATGGTGGCTCAGGTAAGTCACTTATGTTGACAGCCATCGGCAATCTGCGAAAAATTGTCAAGATTGATGGCAAGAGCTTCAACCCAAGCAAGTCAGACTTCGTTTATCAGCGAGTTAATCTCGATACTCAGATACTTGCATTCGATGATGTGAGAAGGAACTTCGACTTTGAGCAGTTGTTCAGCCTCATCACTGAGGGAATTACCGTGAATAGAAAGAATAAAGATGAGATTTTCATTCCTTTTGATCGTTCTCCAAAGATTGTCATCACCACCAACTATGTCATCAGTGGTGCTGGGTCATCACATGACCGAAGACGGCACGAGCTTGAGTTCTTTCAGTACTTCCATTCTAAGCGCTCGCCACTCGATGAGTATGGTCGACTCTTATTCGACTCATGGGCAGAGAATGATTGGCTCAGGTTCGACAACTACATGATTGGATGCCTTCAGAACTATCTGCAATTCGGTTTGGTCAAATCAATCAGCATCAACGCAGATGCAAAGCGATTCATTCAGGCAACTTGCAAGGACTTTTTTGATTGGGTGGAAGAGGGCAACCTTGCTGTATCAGTTTACCACTACAATTCAGCTAAGCTCCAAGAGTTCACATCTGAGTTCACAGGATTCAAGGACCTGGAGCCACGCAGATTTCTGAAATGGGTGCAGTCGTATGCTGATTTCAAAGGATTGAAGATGACCAAGGGTCGCAACCACAACGGCAGATACTTCGAACTTGAAGGAGAACAGTCAACCCCACCGACTGATGGTGATGTGTGGGATGAGTTAAATGATAAAGCAAAGAATATATGACACGACAAGAACGACAACTCCTCAAGGACCTCCAGCTTAAGCACAAGATGTCGAAGTATCCAAACACACCACCAAATATGTTGGCATTGAACCATTGGAACGATAACTCAGCGAATGAACTGACCAAGTCGGTGATTGCATTCCTTCAGTTCAATGGATGCCAAGCTGAGCGCATCAACACAATGGGTGTGTATCGCAAAAAGTACCGCACTGATGGTGTTGCCATTGGTGGGCAGTGGACTAAGGGAACCGGCACACCAGGTTCAGCAGATATATCAGCCACGATCAAGGGCAGAAGTGTGAAAATTGAAATCAAGTATGGCAAGGACAGGCAGTCACAGGCACAAAAGGACTATCAGAAAGCCATCGAAGAGGCTGGTGGTACATACATCATCGTAAAAACTTTTGCAGATATGCTGAAATTTTATGATGAGTTTACACAAGTAATCAAATAAATGTTTATTTTTACAATCAAAACAAATCAATTATGACAACAACAAGAAAGAAAGCAGAGGGAGCAGAGATGCTAACCCTCAACATTTGGCAGAAGCTACACGCTGCCAAGCAGCAAATTGGCAAGGTGTCCAAGAATGCAACGAATCCACACTTCAAAAAGAGCTACGCTGATATCAATGCGCTGCTCGATACGGTGGAGCCAATCCTTCACGAGCATGGACTGCTATTGTTGCAGCCTGTGGTTGGCAATGATGTGGTGACTCGCATCATCGACATTGAAACAGGTGAGCATATTGAGTCATTCATGAGCTTGCCTCCAATCGTGGACCCTCAGAAGGCACTTGCGGCTGTTACCTACTTCAGAAGAGGTACCATTCAATCACTCCTATCACTTCAAGCTGTGGATGATGATGGAAACACAGCGGCATCAGCAGCAACAGGCAAGCCGAAGATTGACAACGCTCGCTTCGAGAAGGCAGTTGAGTCCATTGCGAATGGCAAGTACACAGCAGAGCAGTTGGTTGCCAACTACGCACTCACTGAAGTTCAACTCAAAGCACTTGCACTATGAAATGGCATCCATCGCAAATCGGAAAGCTGATGACCAACGGAAGAGGGAAGTCAGAAATGGGTGAGACCGCCAAGAGTTACATCAGACAGGTAGCAAAGGAGGATTTCTACAACTACACCACTGAACTCAACAACAAGTATATCTTCAAAGGTAGGGAGCAGGAACTCGAGTCAATCTCCCTACTCAATGCAGTTCGCTTCACTGACTACCGAAAGAATGAGACAACAGTCGAGAATGACTATCTCATCGGCACCGCTGATATCGTCCTGGACAACAAAATCATCGACATCAAAACATCTTGGTCATTAGATACGTTTCCGGCTACACCTGAAGAGGGATACAAAGCCGAATACGAGTGGCAACTCAGAGCATACCTTATGTTGTACGACAAAGGTATGGCTGAACTCGTGTACTGCATGGTGACCACTTGGGATGAGTACCTGAACGAATGGGAGAACCTTCAGCTGCATCGAGTCGACCACATTGACCCGGAGAAACGTATCACTGTCCTGTGGTGGGACCGAGATGAGGATAAAGAGATTCAGATGATTGAGCGCTTGAAGCTGGCATCTGAGTACTATGATGAGTATTATAATCAATTAGTAAATAAATAACCCAAGAACAATGGAAGAGTTAAAAGCCAAAGGCACAATCCACCTAATCGGTGAAGCAAGACAAGTGAGCGACAAGATGAACCTCAGAGAGTTCGTTCTATCAATCGGAGATAAGTATCCTCAGTTGGTACAGTTCCAAGCAGTCAATGAGCGAGTGAAGTTCCTTGATGGAGCCAAAGTCGGTCAGGAGTGCGAAGTTAAGTTTGACCTCAGAGGTCGTGAGTACAACGGCAAGTTTTATGTGTCATTGAACGCATGGGATATCCGTATCGCATCAACAGCACCAGCATCAAAACCTATCACTGATGAAATCGATGACGATTTACCTTTCTGATGGGGAAACAATCAGGGAGTTCATTCAACATGAGTTGGACTCCCTTCTCGTCAAGAGGTACAAGATGACCCACATGGCTGAGGATATGAAGGTGAATTACTCAATGCTGTACCGATTCATGAATGGCAAGTCAGTGAGCGAGGAGTTCTACATCAAAGCATTCAAATACCTAATGCAATGAATCCAAAGTACTTCATCGCCTACATAGGCAGTAAAAATGATAACCTCGATAAGTTGGTTGCAAGGGTACACGACCTATTCAACATGATGCCAAAGGTCAACAGCTGCATCGTGATTACATTCTCTGATGAGGTGCATATCTCTGAAGTGACTGCTCAGGAATTTTATGAACAATGGACAAGCCTAAACTGATGGAAAAACAAATTCAAGACCCAATACTTCTCAGAGTGCTGGCGAAGTATTATGAGCGCAGCGAGACAGGCATCAAGAAATATGGGCGCACTCTTGATCGTGATGACCTCAGCTTCATTGATTGGTTGAACCATCTCCAGGAGGAGTTGATGGATGCCACTCTTTACATTGAGAAGCTAAAAAAGGAAGCTCAAAAGAAAAGCATCATTGAGCTTATGAATATGGATAGTTACGAACCAAAAGAATGCGCTTGCTATGGCAGTAACTCAATACACGAATGTAATTGTAAATAAACACGAACTAAATAAATCAGAATAAGATGACAGCAGTAGAATGGTTGGTTAAGCAATATGAAAATAATTTTCCGTTAACTTTTGATGCTATTAAACAAGCCAAAGAAATGGAGAAGGAGCAGATTATAAAAGCGTGCAATGAGTGGTTCACTGAAGGTTGTAGATATGCAACTGGATTTGAACAAACCGTTTGGCAGGATGAAGAAGATTACTACAACGAAACCTTTAAATCAGAATAAGATGAAGATAGAAATCACACACTACGGACACAAGGCGAGCTATGAGTTCGAACACGAAGATGTAACTCTCGATGATTTGGTTTATCACCTCGATAAATTGCTCAAGCTAACGGGCTACACATTCGATGGTGAATTAGAAATCGTAAACGAAGAAGAATGAGCCACAACCAAAACGAGCGCAACGAATACTGCGCAGCAATCAGCACAATGATACTCGTGGCAATCGTGAGTATCGTTCTGATTATTTCAGCTATCTTTGAACTATGGAAGCACTAATCACAGGACTCGCAATCGGATGGCTCATCGCCAAGTTCGAACCTCTGCATTGGGTGATTGACTCAATCTTCATGAGATGGGAGTCAAAGCTCGCTCAGTACATTCATTCAGCATTTGGATGCTGGAAGTGTACCTCATTTTGGACCACTTTGATACTTACAGGCAACATAGTTGATGCCGCACTCGTCTCAATGGTGTCTTATCTTATTACTCAATGGACCCAGGACTAACAAAAGAGGAAC